GCCGCAAGGAGTGATCCCAGACCTCCCAGTGCACTTGAAACTCCCGGAATGTCTGCTGTTGCAAGCTTCGTCAGACCACCTGCTATATTCGTAATGGAATCTTTGAATTTCGAAATCTTGTTTACTGCAAATGCAGTCGTGGCAGCTGTACCCAATGTAACGAGGGCACCCTCGACCAATGGCAGATTGTCGATCATCCATTCTACGCCGCCTTTTAATACCGGCATCGCATCCTGGATCATAGGTTCTAGGAGATCGGTCTGCAATGTCCTTCCCAAACCTCGCAACTGACTTTCTACAGTCCCGTATTTGATATCCTGTATCTCCTTCATCTTTCCACTGACGTCCGAAAATTCATCTCCGACACTGGTCAATGATTCCACAAATTTCGCATTCGCGTCCTCTCCCATCGTACCGAATGCAGTTGCTGCTTTTGTGAGCTTTTTCTGTTGATTCGTCGTTTTTCCTATATCTTTTACGATAGCGTCGATAACATCTTTCTGTGTAGCACGTCCGTCTTTCCATGCCTTGAAAACTTTTCCCGTTTCCGAAGAAAACATATCCAAAGAATCCTCTATCGTCCCATCCGCAAGTCGTGTCGTTACCTCGTTTATCGCATCATTGATCTTATCCAGATTGTAAGCACCGTTTTGTGAACCATTCTTCAGCAACTGAAAATAATCATCCGCGCCATAACCAGCCTGAGCAAACTTACCGGCATATTCCGATATGTTATCTCCGAGTTCATCCGTATAGTTCAGCCCATTTTGTGCTCCCATGGCGATCAGATCCATAGAATCTTCTGCAGAGAGACCGAATTGATACATCAGCTGTTTAGTTCCTCGCAGCGTTTCGTTGAAGTCCATGTCGAACGTATCTTCCAAAGTCTTCACACCTGCTGTTACGTTCTTCAGATCTTCATCATCCAGATCGGACATCTGCTGTTTTACGCGTGCCATAGAATCCGCGATATCCTGTAAAGAGTCTCCATAATCATTATTATAGAGTTCTTTCATCTCTTCGTTATACCGTTTCATTTCATCCGCAGATGCTCCTGTTGCCGCCTGAAAGCTTGCACTCGCCCCGTCACTTTGTGTAACGAGTTCCTTTAGGCTTCCGGCAAGCGACTGGATGCCATCAGCTGTGATATCCGCCATCGCGCCTTTCATGATGGTAAAACCATCACCTGCATCCTTCGCACTGTCTTCTACTTCATCCAAGGCTCCGGCAAGTTGCTTCGATTCTGTCTGGACCGCAGACAAGCGCTGCTTGTTCGTTTGCAGATCTTTGGATAGTGCTGTGATCTGTGCGGCCAACTGCTGCGTCTCTCGATCATCTTTTCCTTTTGAGATGGCCGCTTCCTGATAGGCTCTCTGCAGCTCAGCCAGCTCCTTTTGCTGCCGAGTGATATCTTGCGTCAATTCACCTAGCTTGCTCGATGCATTTTTTTCAGCTGCTGATAATTCATCCATCTTTTTCGAATTATCGGCAATTTGATTCTTTAAAGCCTCACAATATCCCTTCGTTTCGTTGATGGAGGTCCCTAACTTTGCCATCACATCTTCTTGCTTGCGAAGCGCATTCTCTGCTTTTAATGCTTCTGCAGAATTTTCACCATACGCCTTCGTGGCATTCTCCAACTCTTTTTTTAGATTTCCCAGTTTCTCGCTCTGTTCCTTATATGCTTTTGACAGAACGGATACTTTCGTATCTTGCTCCTGCAATTGTTTTTTCAATATCTCGTTCTTGTCCTGCAAGAAATCAAGAGAATCCGAATTTCCATCATATTTTTTCGTGAGGAGATTCATCTCCGATCCGAGCAGTTTCAATCTTCCGTTGATTTTTTGGATCTGATTGTTGAATTCTCTTTCTCCTGTGATTCCTATACGTGGCCCGATATCATATCCCATATCTCTTCACCTCACTATTTCAATGACGGGATGAAATCCCCATTTATTTCACTATCAGCTTCCGCATATCCCTTGATACGCTGATACATTTCTACAATATCACTCAGCTCACCGATCGGCATGTGTGCAAATTCATATTCCTGCATGCCGATCATGCGAGCCCATACAGATAAACAAAGGTAGTGATCGTCAGTTCCCTTTTCACCTTTTTTTACTTTGTTGTTGATTCTTTTTTTTTCGATTTGACGAGCGTACTGTACATCGCCTCCGTCAATATTCCGGAATCTTCATATCCAATATCTGCATATAAAGATTCTTTATTCGGGATATCCAGCATCAGTTCCTTTCCATCCTGCTGCTTGATCTCCTTTCGGTTACAGTACTGGATACCTTCGCATATCATGATATACACGATATCCTTTACAAGTCTTATGCTATTTTTTTTAAATTTTTCAGGTTCCAATAAACAGTCCACCATTTTTGTGACCGGAATATATTCATCCTCGATTTGTTCTGCTGCATTCAAGGAGAATACGAGGGGATATGTCTTCCCCTCGATACTGAGTAATGATATTCTCATGTCCATCTACCTCCTTTATGCATCTGTTTTTCCGCATTTGTATTCCAAGTACAGAGCAGCTTCCGCTCTTGTCTGGAACCATGCGTCCATCATCCAAGGATGCTCATATTTATCATCTACCAGATCACTGCGCATGACTGTTCCGGTGATCGTCGGTGTCTGCCATTCGATAGATTCCCCTTTCGTCGTTGCCGCTTGTTCCGGCACGTTAAAGAATACCTTCGGCAGGAATACTGCTCTGTATTTTGTGACATCATTGTTTTGATGTGCTTCGATCACGCCGATACCCAAATACGGAGCTACACGTTTATCGTCATAAATGCCTTCTGTCGCATTTTTATCTGTGTTATATGTGAATTCTTCCGTTCGGATACCCAGCACCTTTTTCGATGCCTCTTGTGTCAGATCATCTGTCGTCAGTGACAATTCGCCATTTTGAAATGTACCCTTATCATGTTCTGAATCCATGTCATCTGCATATAGTGGATTATCTTCGCTCTGATTGATCGTAAGTGAGTATTCCACCATCTTCGCGACTGTTGCCGGTTCACTGTATGTCGGTTTGTTTCCCGTCCCCGAATAGTCATACATGCCGACGATCAGCATGCTCAATCCTTTGATTGCCATATCATTTCATCTCCTTTTTTATTTCGTTTTCGATGGTATCCGCCATCGCTTTTACTGCTGTTTTTTTATTCTTCGTTACCGCTCTGTTTACAAATGGATTCTTCTTTCGGAAAGATGTTCCACTGTTCACAGATCGGACCAATAGCTGATTTGGTACACCCTCCGGATATTTCTTCGTCTTCGTACGTCCGTATCCGTCCCATCCGATCTTGGCATGTACATAATCGCCATCTTCTCGGATCGGCGCTATCCCCATACTGTCAATGAGATCCGCTTTCTGGCGGTTCGATATCCCTTTCAATGGATCATCACTTGTTCCATATGCATTGTCTGTAGGCAGTTTTTTAGTTTCCTGCTTCAATCCGTCCGCCAGTATACCGGCACCATCATATATCCCTTTTCGGACGATGTCTTCCGATCCTTTTTTTAGCCTCTGCATGGCCTTGATATAGTCATTCAGACCTTTGTTCTGTATCTTTGCCATCACGACACCTCGAAGCGCCATTCATAATGCGTGTATCCTGTTTTTTCTTCGTATTGTATGGATTCCATATGACAGGCGATATCCGCGTCCTCTAACGCTTTTGGGATCTCTTTCATCCACGGATCATATTCCTGCTTTGTGAACAGATCGACTGTCCCGCTGATGACCGTTATTTCATGTCTGTCGTCAACATACAGCGACTCTCCTTCACTGTCTTCCTGCCACACGATATAACGGTTTCCCTTGTTTTCCGCTTCGGAATGATAAGGGTCTTCCGTTATCGTGAGCAGGGCATCACGTACTCGCTTCAGTAGTTCCATATGGCTCACCTCTTCGCTCCAAGGACAACACCGTGATCGGTATTCCCTCATCATCTGCTCCATGCTGCACCTGCAATATCGTATACTGCCTGCCGTCTATGCTTGCAATATCCCTACCGGCGGAAATCGAACGTTCCCGGTATACGTGGATCACTTCATCCAGCGTATCGCCTGCCTGCTTTGCGGTATAATTGCGCACGATGCCGACCTTTTCATATCCGAAATACAGTGATAATCTTGGACGATAGTCGTACTCCGGCTTATTCCCGGGCTCTGCCACATTCACTCTTTCACAGATATCTACGATCCCATCATCATATGTATAGGCCATCTTCATTCCCTCGCTTTCTGAGAAAACAGCAGATTGTTCAGCTCATAGCGTAGGAAGCGCGGCATGATCATTTCTGACGATGCGCGCTTGCGGTACAGGAACGCCGCATAATGTTCGATGGTATATTGATAGTCCATCGATCCGTCGTCCTGTATCCCCATCCGCTTCATGAGCGCTTCCGCATTTTTCAACAAGGTGCGCAGATATGGTTCCTCAGATGGTGGCGTCTTCAGGTCCTGCTTCAAGACCGTGAGCAGCAATTCTTCATCCATCTGCTTTTACCGCCTTTATGCTGCTGCGCTCTTGTTCACTGTTACGATATACTCTTTTTCCACACCTGCGAAGCTGACGGTGATGCTCAGCGTGTTTTCTCCATCTGTGAAGGATGCGGATTCACCATTGTTCACAGATGTTTCTTTATTCTTGATCGTGATGGCAGCTCCTGCACGTTTCGCAACCGCTTCGATCTTACTGCTGGCATTTGAGGTATTTACCATGTATTCATAGGTTCCTGCACTGAATACAGGGAACAGTTTATTGCTGCCGATCTTCAAGCTTGCCAGCTGCACATCCTCTTCATTCGCTTTGTCCGGAGCGAACACGATAGATGTCGTCGGTGTCTTTCCGTTGATGTTGATCAATCCGAATGCTTCCGCGATGACCGGCTTTCCATCGAATCGCTCCGTACCTTTGAATACGGTTTGATCTTCCAGGAAACGTACATGTTCAGACTGTCCCAGCTGCAGACCTTTGCGCTGTACAGCCTTGTAATTCGTCATATAGCCGAATGCAATATCTCCATCGGCCATGAACTTAAGTTCTTCTACCTTTCCGCCAACGACCGGCATCGTATCGTTCATACCGCTGACGATCGTTGCATTCATATTCGTATCCATCGCTTCCACGACAAGATCGAGCTTTGTCTGTCGATTCATCATCCATACCAGATTACCGGAATCATAATCGGTAAAGATCATCTTCAGGCAGCGCACGATCTCCTTGAACAACTCTTTTCCTGTCTTTCCGGTAATCGTTTTGATATTGGATTCGTGAAGATCTTTCCATTCCCGCTCTGTGTCGTTGTGGTCGCTTGGTTTTACGGTCTGCGCCAGACGGGTGACGATTCCCATTGGCATCTTGACGCCTGTTCCATATACGATAGCCTTATCCTTAGCCTTTGCGATCGCGATACCTAATGCATTGATCAGCTCCTGTGCCAGGTTCACATCATTGTCTTCCAACAACGCATTGCAGACCTTGAAGAAGCCGGCCACCTTGAATCCATCCATTTCCACATCGTTGAAGCCTAACTCCAGCTCATTCAGCTTTCCGCACTGCTCGGTCCATACCGCTTCCGGAACGCTTCCCATGATTGTGATGCGTGCCGTACCGGTGATATCGCTCTTGTTAGTATACTTCAGCAGCTTGGAATTTGCTTCGGTCACCTCTTTGATCATCGGCAGGAAGTTTTGTGGAATGATCAATCCTGCATTACCAATCGCTCTTTTTTCTTTGATGCAGGAGCGTACCTGCTGCATGAAGTCCTTTACCTCCTCATTTGCGAAGATCGCACTTCTTTCCTGCATGGTACGTCCGAAAAATTCTGTTCTTGTTTCCATATCTCTATCCTTTCCTCTCTTGCTTCTGCTGTTCTGACTTGCTCCCTGATCATCGCCCGCCTGCGGTTCTGGTGGTGTACTTTCCTGTTCCTTGATCTTGTTTTCCAACTCTTCAATCTCATCCTCCAGCTTTTTCTTTGCGGCTTCATGATTATCCTTTTCCTTTGTCAGGTCTTCCACAGCATCCTCTACGACCTTACGGTCTGCTTCCGGTGTGCTTTCGTCCATTTCTTCGATGGACGCTGCCAGCTCCTGTTCCCGTGTCTGGAATCCTTCATCCTTACTTCTCAATTCTTCCAGCAGCTTTTTCTTCGTTGCCACCTTATTTCTCATCAACAATACTTTTAATGCCATCACGATTCTCCTTTCAATTTTTTCATCGTATTCATTTTCCAAGCTTCGAAGCTGCGTTTTGCCATGTCCTCCAGCTGTCGCTTCCTTGCACTTACGCAGGTTTCTTCGTAGGCTGGAAATGTAACGATCGACACTTCATACAGCTTCACTTTTTTGATCGTCCAATGTGTCTTATTATCAATACTCGATACATCTTCGTCGATAATTTCAAACCCGATTGAACACTGATCGACATCACCACGTTTTACACGCTCATAGACATTCATTGCATCGACATCGTTGCGATTGATCTTTACGTCGCCCCATAGACCGGTATCATCGACTCGCAGCTGCAGCGTCCCTGCTTTCGTGCGTCCGATGACCAGGCGCGTCTCGTGGTCGATCAAAGCACGGATATCTTCATCCAGCTGATCGTCGAATGCATGAGTGTCGATGCTTTCTGACATCCCTTCCCATATTTCATATGTACTGTTGAATACCGCGAAATAGCCACTGATATATAGGTCGTTATCCTGTTCGCGCGTTTCGAACCTTGCTCGTGCACTTCGCAACTGCCGCGTCTCTCTATTCATCCTTTTCACCTTCTTTCTTTTTCAGCTTCTTCTGGTCACCGATCATTCCGGCCGGGATATAGTTTTCCAAAATCACTAGTTCATCCAGACCATCCTTATGCGGCATATCGATCCAATCACGTACCTCATTCCCTTCCATGATCCCTCTGGTATAGAGATTCGCACCGACATTGGCTAGTGTATCGATGTCGTAAGAATGCAAGGAGCGTGCATTGAATCGAAAATATAGTGTCGGATCGATCAGGACAGCTTTTGTGAAAGCCTGTTCGATACATTGACAGATCGTTTTTATCCTTGTATTGATAAAATTGTTCCAGGCATCCGCTTTGAATTCTCCGATTCCCAGAACGAACGGCGGCACATCCAAGATAGCTGCGACTGTCTTTTTATCCAGCTCCACATTTTCCTGTATCGCCAGGTCTTTTAGACTCAATGGTTTAACAGTTTCTACTTCAAACGAATCTGCGGGAAGCAGCCACGGTTCCCCGGCTTCGGTGCTGGTCACATATTTTTTCAGCAGCTGAGAACGTCCTTCTTTACTGCTCAGCTCCTCTGTATCCGCGTCCACCTTCACGATGATAGAAGGCTTCCATTTTGATTCCATGAATCCTTTCTTCGTGATACTCGCCTGCAGGAGTGTCTCTGCGACCTGCTTTAAGCTTTTACGATACCCCTCGCCCTTCCATGGCACTTCCGGATCCGGGTTCATTGCGATATGGATGAGGTCCCATGGCTCATAGGTCTGTCCGTAGATCATAATCTTATATCCATAGCCGTCCGGCAGGAAGGTGGTCTGACTTGGTGGTATCGGCAATAGATCGTCCAGCAGTCCATCTTTTGTTTTTGGAAGCACTACAGCATTACCGTCACCCTCCAGCAATAGCGCACGCACGATCGTCTGGATGAAGGTCGAACGCGTCATGTAGCGATTCGGTTCGATGTCGATCTTGCGTGATAGTCCATTCCGGAGCCGAATATCTCCTTTATCTGTGGTATTCTGCATCAGATGGATAGACATGCTGCCGATCAGATTCGCGATCTTATTGACTGCCGATATGATCTCCGGATTTTTTGCCAGCGATGCATAGCCGCTGCTGCAAAGCATATCGTAAGTACTGATATCACACAGATATGTGGATGTACGCTCTTCGCTTCTTTTCTGCCTTGGGTCCGCTCTCACCTTTCCTTTATTTCTCTGTTTGCTCATTGATTCCCTCCTATTCCAGGAATGCCGCTGCATTCGCTGATTTTTCGTTTGCGATCAGCTTTTGTTTGCACGCAATGACGGTCGCGTCGAACAGATCGATACGCTGTGTCGGCATGACTTTCTGAAAGCGGACAAATTCGTCACTGTCTTCGATGGCTTTTACATTGCTGATACAATATTCAAACGCTTTGTTGTGTAGATAATAGAATTGTTGTTTGATGACCTTTCGCTCGATCTCACGGAAGGCTTCTGTCTTTTCAAATGGTCTCTGCGACTGGTCGCGCATCTTGAAGCCGGCTTTCTTCATCTTCATGACAAATTCACGCGCATATTTCCGGTCGTATCCTGTCCATTTCAGCTTGAAGCCCATTTTTTTCATGTGGATGAACCACTTCACGACATCCTCGTACTCTACCACTGCGCCATTGCACATCGTGAGCCATCCCATTTCTTCCCACCAGAATACCGGTATGTTGTCTTCATCTGCTTTTTTATGAGCGATCGCCCGTGGTATGAATGCATGCGATATCGTGATGTCTACATCCTTGTAGGTCCCGTATATCGTTCCCCCTGTAAGGTCATGCATCTTCGACAGATCGGCGCCGCCATACCATTTGATCGGAAGCTTTGCCAGCTCCTCTAATGTCCAGTTGTATTTTTCATCGGATGAAGTCACCTGCATCATGTCGAAATATGTATCAATTGCATCCGTGAAGACATTCAGCGACTTCGCAAAATAATCTTTTCGCTGCTGCGGATCATTGAGTGCCTCCATCGCTCCTTCCATCAGTTCATCCGGGCGGATCGATCGCCCATATGCGGGATTTGCCATTTCCTGAATCCGTGGATTCGTAAAATCCAAAAACTTCGCACCATTTTCATCCGTGGAGTAATCAGCCTCGCAGATGAAAATGAAATAGCGGTCATTCTCGACTTCTTTGTCCAATATCTTTTTACAGTAGGTTACCTTTTGTGCGAGAAAGCTGTTCGGATCGTCTCCGGCTGTCGATATACCGATCATGAGTTTATTGCTGTATGCCTTCATCGCTTCCTTGAACAGGTTATACTGTTTCGGTTTTTTGAATGCATGGATCTCATCTGCGATGGCCAGATTGCAGTTGAAGGAATCCTGCGCATCTGGATTTGCGGCCAACGCATCCAGATGAAATAATCCGTTTCCGATCGTTGCATCGATCGAGTGCTCATTGTTGTTGTCGATGATGTGGAATGCCCCTTCATGATCATTATCATCTTCTTCCATCCTGCGGATGTTGTATTCGATGAATTTGAATGTCTCCATCGTCTGCTTCATAGCGGCAGCAACGATATAGATCTTTGACCCGGAATCTCTCCACAGCAATCCGAGCGCATATGCCAGTGCGCCGGCAAATGTCGTCTTGACATTCTTTCGCGGGATGAAGATCAGGCACTCAGTGAACCTGTTGATGCTCGTGTTCGTCAATTTGAATCCGACCAGGTTGTAAATGATGAATTTGTGAAACGGCATCAGGAGGAACGGCGTCCCTCTCAGTGCAGTACCATCCAGCGATTCTCCCTGTTGATGGCATATCGTCAGCTCGATGATACCGATCACGAATTCAGCGTCACTCGTTTTAAAGTCCCATCGTTCATCCTGTAGATCATCAAGGAAGCGTTGGCAAGCCTTTATGCGATATTCGTTCGCCACGATAGATCCATCACAGATTCCATTCACGTAGTCCATGACTTCTTTAAGATTTGCGTTCAAGCTTTTTCAATGCTTCGCCCAGGGCACTCTTCTTGCCCTGTTCAAGTCCTTTCGTTTTTATTGCCTTCAATCCTTTCGGCGTCAGTCCGAAAAGGTTCTCCATCTCGATGAGTTCCCGACGCAGATTTTCCATAGACAGGTACAGCGGCGCTTTCCGTACGTTGGTAGCACCTGCTTTGTTGGTGTACTTTTCGGTCACTTTACAGCCTGTTTCCCGCCATGTTTTGCATAAGATATCATATTGCATGCGCATGTCTGCATACCGCTGTATCGGGATGGTGAATTCTTCCCGATAAACGCCTAAACTTCGCATTTTTTCGATGGTTTCATTTCTTATTTTATTGGTCCGGATGGTGATCTTTTTATCGGTCAGCATGTGCTCACCCCCCTTTTTTCTAAAAAACAACGGAGTTGGAAAGAGTTACCCTACCCAGTAGAAAAATTATGATTCTCAGATTCCACAGCTGGGGGGGGATTCATTTCGTGTAGCAGCAATGTTCTTTTCAGATTCATCTTTCATGCAGATAATCGTTTCTTTTGCTTCAAGAATTGCTTTCGGTATGTCTTCATGTTCTTTCCTTGTCTCATACTTCATGCCTTGTTCCTCCAATCCCTTCCGGGTATCGTTATATCCATCAGCTGTCTTCCCAGCACTGTCAGCTCTCCTGTCTTTCTGTTCTCCAGCTTGTTATGGCTTCCCTGGCT